TTTCCTCCATGCCCTGATCAATGCTCGTAAGCGAAATCAGTTTGGAGTTAATAGTCGTTGCGCCATAATCAGATAGGACGACGTTCACAGTAGAAGCCGTAATCGCACTAGCAGAAGGATTAGATCCTTCAACCAATGGAGTGGTAGAAATTGTTAGTGGGGCCAATCTAGTGAAATTGATAGTCTTTCCACTATTTTTGGGATGATTTCTCATAACCGCACCCTTATCATTAACAATTTGAACCTTAGCTCTCTCAAGGAAGACCTTCTCGTAGAAAGTCATCATCTCCTGAGTTAAGACTGTAGTAATATTAATTTGTGCCATATTTTACCTCCTTTCAAATGACCTATTGCGCATAACCAAGCTCACTGCGCATTTCTTCTATTGTTTTGTCTGCAAACTTTGTATCAGCAGGCTTGTTTTGAGAAGGTTTAATAGCGGATTGAGCCGATTGCTTGGATATTTCTGCACTCTCTCCTGCCTTCTCACGCGTTGCTTCTCTTTTGTAAAGCTTCATCTGTTTAGTAACAAACTGCTTTACCGAAGCAGTGGGGTCAGATTTTACTTTGGCCTCTACTGATTCGTAGATTGCATCGCTCAATTCCTCGTCAAATGAATCACTCTCTGGATCAAGTTCTTTGAATTTACCAACCACTTCAACAGTTTCCTGGTTGATGCGGCTAATAACACTGGCTTGGCGAGTTTTGAAGTCTACTAATTGATTAGCTTGTTGCATCATTCGCTGTTCGCGACTCTGCATCCGCTTTTCAAGTTCGTCTCCATCTATTTCTTCACCAGGACCTACTAATGGTTTACTTTCTTGCGGTTGTGTATACGGCACTTGTTGTGCAGTTGAACCGATTGGGTTCGTAAGTTCCGCAATTTTGTCCTTTAGTGAGTGTACTTCCCCACTCAATTTTTTGATCCGAGACTTTGCTCCTTTCTTTTGAGTAACTGGTTTCTGAGGTGATACTTCCTCAGCTGTTTGTGTCTCCGTTGGCGATTCGGTTCCGGCTGTTTCAGTCTCAGCCGAGGGGTTTAACGCCTTTTGTGGTTCGTCCATTTGGACCTCCTTTAATTACACACCTTTTTCGCAATGTGAGAGTACGCAAACATTTAAGTAATTATTCTAAATGCTTGCCTTAGCTCGCAATACTGGTTTACCATCTTCTTCTTCTCCGATCATTACCTTATCCATGCCTATAAAAACTGCATGATGTAAGGGGCAATTCTGGCAAACAACATACGGACCTTGTTGTCTCCAAATGTGCTTCCCTGCCGGGAAACTTATTGTTCTATTAAGGAGCTGAGACTCTGGCTTAATCTCTGATTCTTCATTTTGAGTGGGGAGCTTCCGATCTGACTTCATTAGCTACGGCCTCCTTAGAATCCTCAACTTTATCTATTACCTGATCTAAATATGATTTTGCTAATGCAACTACCATGGTCTTTTGACCGATTTCTTCAAAACTAGCTCCACCCTCTATAGATGTTTCTAAAATTTTATCTAGCATTACCTTTAAATCAGTAATCCATTCTTTTAACACCTTCCAACCTCCCATCTCACCCATATCAGCTAGAGCCTTCTCCTCTCTTAATTCAAGCGGAGCCTCTTTTTCAACCTTAGTCTCTTTCCTAAAATCCTTAAAATAGTTTGGATGAATGGCGTTAGGCATTAGGTAATCCTCCTGGTACTTGCTGTGGTTGCGGTAAGCCCTGTTGCGGTTGTGGTGGTCCTTGCGGTGGCATACCTCCCTGTGGCATACCCTGATCAGTTGGGACTTGGTTCATTGATGGTTGCATCATTTGCTGAATAACTTGCTGAAACTGTTGAGCCTGTTGATCTAACATTTGGTCATTCTTAAACTTTGCCGAATCCCCTTTAGTAAGGTCTGGTAGTATCTTGTTCCAGCCCGGAGTTCCTGAGTTAGATAGAATCCTGGTTACTAATTCTGAAACGCTTGTGTCCCGACCTTCTTGTTTTAGTCTGTCAATAATTGGCGAGGATATTTCACCCATTTCATTTGGTCCTAGATTCTGAGTCAATAAAGCCAGGGTTGAGGTTAAGTTATCCTGTTGTTCTTTTTTATCCACTAAATAGGTAGAGCCGGTAATAATCTCGTAATCAAACAAGGCGTTCTTAAACTGAGTCTTGCCAATTTTAATCTTGCCGGTTTTCTTGTTGTACATCTCCTTAAAGTCTGGATATTCCTCAAACAACTCATCAATCTCATCTTTGAATAATCTAATCTGTAAAGCCTTTGGTTGCTTCTTAGTGATTAAGTTAGCAAACCGCCCTAATACTTTAGTTAGGAAAGACTCCATATAAAATCTATCAGCCGAGTCTCTAGCTCCCTCTCTTTGGGCTTGCATCTTTAAAGCCTGTGGTGTTTTACCTTGTAGCTGACTATCTGTTGCACTTACATTAGTGAATGAAGTACCAAATTGCTGTTGGAGTGATCCGTAGATAGATTGCCTAGTATTATTAAAGGTATTCGTGCCTTGTGGTGTTAGATTCAATACCTCAGCAAAATTAGTGTCCATCTTGCCTAACCACTTTTCGGCTGGACCCCACTTAATTGAGTTCATGGCTGCAATTTTATTCTTAGCTAGCTTAACTGGTGGGAACATTGACATCTTGATTCCACCGGCATATAGATTCCAGTTAGAATTAAGAGCCATCTGCATACTCTTACCACGCTCACTATCACCCATCCCATCTGCATCATCTAATAGTGGTAAAGAGTATTTCTCAATTACCGGAAGCTGATCGTCATCATTAGGATTGTCCATGTCTCTGATGATGGTGTCTGCCCCTGGCACATAGTCTACCCACCTGTCGCGTTCATACATTGACAGTACCTTGAAGAATCCAGACTTTTTAGCTGCCATAGCATCTGTGTATTCTTGATGCTCACGTGAGGTTTTATCTTTAAACTGTCTGTCCTCTTTCTCTCCGGCTTTATCTGAAAACAATCTAATCACCTTCTTAACATCCTTATAGCCGTCTAGCTTCTCAACTGATTCAAACCACTCTATTGACTTCCAGGTTCTAACAATCACATAATCTGAATCTTCTAAACTAACCGCTCCCACCTGTTTAAAAACATCTCTCTTATTTAAAAGCCACATATCCGGTCCAACATAGCCCTTCTCTTTAGCAGTCCAATCAATAAAGACAGGGAATGTTCCATAGATATTAGAGTATAAATCAACCATTCTGCACTTGGTTAAAAAGTCAAACTGTGAATTAGCGTTAGGGAGGACATACCTCTCAACCGTCATATTCATTAGCTTGGTGCTGGCTTCATCATCCTTGCTCATGTTCTTGAACTTACCAGTCATCAGCTGAGCCATGACCCGATTAGAACGCTCAATCTGCATGGTAGAAAGCACAGGATCAAAAATCTCACTTTTGGTTAAAGCTGAGATACTGTCTTGAAGTTCATTGTTAAAAAGTTTTTCGTAGTCGTCCCACCGACCTCTCTTTGTTTCTAGGTTGTTGTCGGCTGCGTCATAGCGGTTTAAAAGGAGCTGTGCTGTTTCGTTCATAAAAAAAAGCCCGCAATCACTTTCGTGATCCGGACTGTAAGTAAGTAAGACTTAATACCGCAATTAATACAATAATAACTTAATTAAACTAAACTGTCAATTCTTTATCTTTTTATACTTTTTGCGCTTCATTTTAACTAATCTGGCTGTTTCTATCTGCGGAATACCATTTTTAACCACTACTGTGAGAGTAGCTGATCCAAACCTCTGCTTTTTTAAATTGGTGTCAATATACCTGATTAGTTTTTGGTGGTTTAAACTCAACATAAGTGGTGTTCTCTATTACTAGATAGTCGCATATATTACCCTGATCTATTTTAAATATACAAGTAAACACTCCTGATTTAATTAACTCCATGTCCTTAACCATGTCCACATAAGCCGGTGAGTTGTTGTTATTATACGCTAAGTCGGTGTACCAACGTGTGATCATGTTTTAAAATACTTTGTATCATCTGGTATCTCGCTCTCATCTTCTATCGGTTCAAAAGACTCTACCCCATACCTAACAGCATCCATTGCATTAGACCATTCGTGAACCTTATCATCTGGCTTGTTGATTGTCTTTCCGTTTTTATCTACCAACCACATATAGTTCCTGTAAGCCTTAATAGTTCTCAGACTTCTCTTGGTAATACTGATCTGTTGGTCCTGCACATAAGCAATACCCCGGTTAACACTTCCCTGGCCTTTAACAGCTCCCATAATAGGTACGCCATAGCTTGAAATCTCATCAATGCTCTTGGGTTCTGCTGAGTCTGCTATGGTTAAAATGGCTTTGTTTTTAAGTAGTAAAATGTCGGCAATAGATTTATTAGACAATCCCTTTTGATAGATCAGCTCATCTAAGATAATCCCACCGTCATACCGGTAAATATCTTCTATAACTGTGGGGTCAATGCTGTACCCAAAGTCTAGCCCTCTACGCTCTAGCCTCGCTTCATGAGGAATGTCGTCTATTATCTTCCAGTTGGTGTAGATACGCCCTTCAATCTCTCCTAGTTGTCCTAGCCCATAGACTAACCACCAATTCTTATTATTCTTCTTGCTCTCTATTGAATCAATAATCGTCTTAGGTAAAACCTTAATGCAGTCTAAATAGGTTAGGGTAATGAAGTCGTGATCTACTACATCTTTGATCTTGTCGTAATACCAAAATTCAGTGCTTGGGTTCCAGTCTAGCCAGATAACTTCCCGGGTTCTAACCTCCAACTGTTCATAAAACCCCCAATCAATGTTATTGGCCTCATTCATAAACAATACGTCTCTACGTGGTCCGTGTGCTTTACCCAGCTTATCTATTGAAACAAACTTAATTACTGAACCGGTTTCAAACTTATAGACGTGCTTAGTCTCATTCCAACACTCATCTTTCCAATAGTTACGATCCATCATTATTGCTTTAAAGTCTCTGATAGCTCCATCCTCTAAATGGGGATAGGATTCACTCATTATATCAATCTTCTTGTTCTTATTAGATTGAGCGTAATCAATGCACCATACTAAAATTGAAATTGTCTTACTTGCAGAAGTACCACCACAGACTGCTCTAATGCGCTTCTTTAATTTGAATATCTTTTGGGTGGCTATAGTATCTTGAAATCTAAACTTTTGACTTGCTGTCATAGATTGGGGAAGGAGTAGTTACAGTGGCATCTATTGTTTGTTTCGGCATACCATCTAGTCTCTGATTGACTTCTTTGATTGCTTGGATGTCCCCACTATCTGCCATTTTAACTAATTTATCGTAGACTGCTTTTTTATAAGGTACACCTGTTGATTTTTCTGCTTCCATTGCTTTGATAATTAAACCCTTTACGGTCCAATCTTTTTTGGGTGCGCCCTTCTTATTTATGTTCTGTGGATTTTCATCAAACCCTGCTACTGGTTTTGCCATAGTTATTCCATTGTTAATCCTGCATAGTTTGCAAGAATAAGTATCTCCTCTTCTCTCTTTTCACCTCAAGTAAGGATGGGAGTGACTCTATTATAGCATAATTACCGCAATCATACCTTCTCCAGCGTGATTATTATGTCATTGTCTTTACCGAACTTATCATTAAATAGTTTCCATTTAAGTCTCCAAATTGCAGTTACAAAACCTTTAACCTCTATGTATTCTGTTTTCCCATCATTATGTTGAACAGTAAAATCTATGTAATAATTACAGACTCTGTTTCCGTTTTCACCGCACAGCTCTATTTTCTTTTCATACTCCCAACTCTTAATCTCTTTATCCTTAACCCTCTGATCTAAATACATAGCATAAGCAGATTCAGCCTTTGACCGGTAAGACCTATGTTTGTAAGTTTGCTTAGTTGCTTTAGAATAGTTGCGATTGAAGTTAGGAGACATAAATAAATACTATCAAATTAGCTAAAATAGTAACAAAACTTATATAATTAAAATATTTAATTGCAACTTTTATTAGTCTATGTTTATTATACACCCCGAGTACAGCTAGAGTAATAAGTATCTAATAAGCTACAAAATACCACGGCTTAATCAGTA